GAGCATATCTATGATTTCCGGGTCTACGTGATTATCCATGATATCAAAACTCAAAATATGTTGCGATTTGACTCCATGCCATGCCTGCGACAATGTACGCTAGGCATAACGCTACGAACGCTACAAGCACGGGGTCTGCTGGTCTCCGACGCTGGTACTTATAATCTTTCATTTCAAGTTCTCCTGTAATTCTTTCAAGTCATTATACAACCGCTCGGCTACGATCCACCCTTCGTTACCTTCAGTAAATGAGTTTCTCAAGTAAAGCGCGTCGTCGATCGGTTCGTCTAAATCGTCTTTTGACGGACATTCTGGTAGACTAAGGTAATACGTTAAGTCATCGACCTCACCCAACCCGTGCTTGTCTAATATATCTAGCAGTTCGTCACGAAGCGAACATTTCGCAAAGCGCTTGAATAACTCCCGTTCGATCGGTGTCATAAGTAACGAATCAACGCTCGCTATAAAATGTTCGTCGGTCATGCCCGCCATTGTGCCGGGGTCAAATTGTAGTAGGATCATGATTCACCCTTCAGCGTATCTATAATTTTCTTAGCCCTACCTTCACCGTTGTCTCTATCGAAGAGAAACGGGTCTATAAATTCACCAGAAAGATCTATCTTCAAGACCCTACCGTATAAATAGTCGAAAGACTCTTGCGTTTTGAGAACTTCTTTTGCTTTCTCATAAGTCATACTCCCCGTCCCTCTACTGTCGAGGAAGCCCAACCCTTGTTGCTTAGAGCCATTAAACAACGCGACCAACACTTTCGCTTTATCTAACCCTGATATATCTATCATTTTAGTTTATCTCCTTATTGACAGTATCGTCACTATATCCGATGTCTTTTAAGATTGTCAAGCATTTATTTAAGTACCATTCGTAATCAATGTCTGTCGGGAACTCGTCGGGTAGCGTCATGCACGGGCGGGCGCCATACGATAGACTAACGATGGCGTTGCGCTTGGCGTATACGATTGGGCCGGGGGCTTGCGTGGAGTAATACCAGCGCACCACTTTACCTAAATACTCCGGGCGCTGTACCGGGAAGCATAGCGAGTATGCGGTTCGAGCGTCATGTACTTGCCCGTTCCGCTGCCATTTACGACCGTCTTTGATCCATCCGTTAGCGAGCAGTACCGGCAGCATATCGCGCACTTTAGTATCTTTGATTGGACTTTCACCCCACAACTTAACGCCCCCGCCAGTCACTTTCTGTATCGTCACAAATTTGCGGATATCACGGCATGCGGCCAATGTGTAAAGCAACGGAGTACCTTTGGACAGAAAGTCAGCTACAGCATCGGAACATATCTCTACGTCGGGGTTTTTCTTAGCGACTAAGCCTGACTTCGCGTATTCGCCCTTGCGCTTAACGCTACCATCAGATTTGACGGCCAGATAATTATTAACGTCGCGTGAGTATATCGCTTTGTATTCGACAGTTTCCATTTCTAAGCCGGTACGGTTTTGCCATTCGGCAATTAACGCATCGCTTATTGCGACTTTATCCTTCGGGCATTTAATTACAATACCGTCGGTGTTCGCCGACACCACAGGTATGCCATATGCTTCATGCCACTCGATCAGCATGAGCAAGCATAGTTGCCCTGTGATTGTGGTTTGAATCAACATTTCAGGGGCGAATAGAATGCTGTATGGGCTGCCGCTCTTACCGAACGTGCCGTTGATTTGAATCTTACCCCCTTCGTTATCAACGTGCGCTTTGGTATATTCAATAGTGTGCTTTAGATTCAACTTCACTAATCGTTGGCATTCTCTCTTGCCGGCAATCCTTCGATCTTTAATTCCTGTAAAGACCGGTATGAACGCTGGCCCTAACGACTTCGGGTATTTGCCTGAATTGAGTATCAGACTCGGGTAGTATGCCGCCACATCGTTGTCACGCAGCACATTAACCTTGTCGCTATGATGTACGGAGGTAGATTCGCTACTATGCAATCCCCCGATACCCATGCGATACACTGACTGCCCTATCGGTATAGCCAATTCGTCTAACTCCTGCGGCATTTCAACGTAGCCTGATGAGGACAATCTGAAAGTGGCGGACTTAACTTTGGCTAACGCATCTTGCAGTTGCGGTGTTTGGTACGCAATATAAGCAGGAACGTCGTATTTAAACTGCATATTGTAATCAATATCTCGTTTATATATAGTTCGTCCAGTTTCCTTTTCGCATAGGGCTTTAATGAGGGTCTCAGCTAACTGCGCGTCACTCTTGCTACGTAGATCGATTCCATACCGATCACTAAGCGCAACTCGCTGTTCAATCTGAGGTTGCAACTCATTCCAGAGATCATCAAGTACGTCAAGATCGTTATCACAATAAAGCGCAACTTCAGCCATTTGCGATTCAGTGAGGATATGATTCGGTTCGTAAGGAAGGTCTTGGATCTTCTTGGAATGAATGCGACCAGCATACTGCTTGAGACTGCCGTCGCCTGGTATCACCTCGATCAAGTCAATGTGATCGTAAGGTTGCCATCGCGGTAAGCCGAGATCCCAATATCGAACCTTATGCACGATCATCCGATCGTTAATATCCTTAAGCTGCTCGGGCGTATATCCGCACAGCGCACCTGTGATCATAGCCACGTCGTAATTAATACCGTTGAAGCTAATCACACTGTGCGTATCGAACAGGGCGCGGATCTCTGCTATTTGCTGCTCAGAGAACCGCCGTCCTGCGCGTATCGAGAACGATAAAGATTGCTCGCCGATTGGCCGGAACTTGAGTAACCAATAGTTCGGGTAGCATTCTGTATCAAAGAAGGCTAACTTCAGCATTGCATATACGTCCTTATAAATTCTGCCGCTAACGTCGGTACGATTGCATTCCCGTACCCCTTGAGTCTCACGGCACGAGCTTCTTGCGTGTTGCGCGGATCGCTGCTATGCACCATTCCACGGGGAACCCCATCAACCAGCGGCTTAAGCCCGGATTCAATTGGCCTGTATT